AGATGCAAAAGCTAAAGAAGTAGCAGATGCAAAAGCTAAAAAAGTAAAAGACAAAAGACCAATTTTTACAGATGATCGTGGTCTAAAATTCAGATTTAAAAAGTCTGCTCCAAAAACTTTAAATATTGATGGATATAGTCGTAAGATTACTGACATCATTAAAGATGAAGCATTAATGCTTGAGTTAACGAGTGGAAATAATAACCAAATAGAACAAATATATTAATTATGTCAAATTGTGTAGAAACGATTATAACCGAAAATTTAGAATTTTGTGCAGATAACGAAGTAGTAGCTGGAATTTCTCCTGTTGCAATTTATGCCTGTCCTGTAAAAGATTTTACCGAAATTCAAAAACCCAAAGCGTTAAATGTTGCCGTTTCTTTAGAAGAAGCAGGTACAATTGACGGATCTCATACTTTTACTGCTCCTAAAGGTTTCTTTAAGATTGACATCTTACCAGATACTGGACTTGTAGAAAGTGCAAACGAAGGAGAAAAAGGAGCTAAATCAAACACCAATTCCTTTAGTGGAACATTAGCAGGAACAGATGCAAAGAAAGTTGGTTTTATAAGAAAATACCAAAACCAACCGATGATCTTTATTGTAACTGAAAATGACGGAACAAAAAAACAAATAGGTAGTGAGGTTTCTCCTGCTTATATGAGTGAAGGTTCTCAAAATTCAGGTCAAAAAGCTGGCGATGTAAAAGGAACTGTTGTTAAGTTTACAGATGTTCAAGCTTATCCTGCACCAGTTTATACAGGAACAATAACAGAATTTACTCCAGCATAATGTTTACATTAAGAGAAGGAAAATATCAAATACCTAATTTTGGTAAATTAGACACTTCAAAAGAAGTGTCTGATGATGCCAAATTAGCACTTTATATTAATAAAGATTTTCCGTTTATTGGTATAACAAAAAAAGCCGTTAAGTTTCTAAAAGCACAGAAATTAGATGTTAAAACTATTGCATCTTTAATGCTTAGAGCAAATTCTGTAGAAGAAGTAGAAATCCTTTTAGAAGTAAAAACAAATAAAACTTTAAAAAATATTGCTGAAACTCGTATTGAAGCGCTGAAATAACTCTTTTTCTATTAATTTTGTTAAATGATGCCACCAATAACCTCTCATTATTGGTGGTTTTTTATTTGCTTATTACTTATTTAATCACGTTTAGCGCGTGTCCTTTTATGACTGTTGCCTTTTTGTAATCTTTGAAGTATGAAAGTAATAGAAGACTGGTTAAAGTCCACTAATAAAGATTATCACGTAGGCGTAGCATTATATGCTACTTTGCCAACTAAAAAAACACGGACACTTAAACTTCTCAATCGTAATAAATCGAGGCGTAATTTATCGTTGTTGTTATCCGAGCTTAGAAAGTATAGCAATAAGCCAATCAAAACCCAATCAAAAACTATTACTTCCACTCCATTAAAGCCAATTACTCAAGAAGTAATTAATACGGAAGCCAAACAAAAACAGCTAATTAACACCAGCGTTAAACAAAAGTTTGGCGGTATTCTTATTGGTGAACTTCCTGCGGAACTAAGACCACGATATTCCAGAGCTTATAATTTGTTTATACAACTAATTGAGTTGAAATTCAGTTTAAACGAATTACCTGCTTCTGCAGAAGCATCTGCTTTAAAAATAATGATACAAATTGAGCAAATAGATGATGAACGTGATTTGATTTGGAAGGAACTCCATCATTGGAAAAGACACAAAACCTTACTACCTACAAAAACGGATGATTTTAGTAATCTAACTGCTTTGCAATTAGAGCTTAAAAAACGCAACGCAACCAGTAGTATTACAAAAATAGGTAAACGTGTTGATTTATTATATAATCAATTAGACCAGGAGAAAAACCCAACACAACAAAGAAAAATTGAGGACAAAATAAATAGATCAGAAAAAAGAATACACCAGCATCAAATAAATATTTCTAAAATAAAAGAATTGATATGAGTAACACTTTAGCAATATCAAATAAAGACACACATTTTGAAAAGGTGTTAGCCTCTTATTTAGATGATAGTAGAATTGTACTATCACCTTTAGAGGAAGGTATGAAAAAACGATGGGAAGCAGCATTTTCATTATTGCTTAATTTTAAATCACGTGAACAGGCTGTAAAAATATTACAACAGCAGTTTGGTGGTTCATTAGCTACAGCATATCGCGATATAAATCACGCATTAGCTTTATTTGGAGACATTACTAAAAGCCGTAAAGAAGGTTGGCGGTATATTATTTTTGAATACAATCAAAAAGCGTTACAAATGGCAATTAAAGCTAAAGACCAAAACGCAATGGGACGCTGTTTAGATAGAATGATAAAATTAGCCGATTTAGATAAAGAAGATGCAGCCTTTAATCCAGAAAAACTACAAGCGCAAATTTATGAAATAAGCTTGCCAAAGAAATTGCAAAATGTACTTACAAAGATGATTAAAAAAGGTGTGGTTGATTTTAATGATTACGAAGCTGAAGATGTAGAATTTGAAGATGTAAAAGATGAAGACTAAACAAATACTTCTTAATAGACCTCAATTAGTTGCAGCACTTTCAACACAAAAACAAAAATACTTAGAATTTGGGCGTGGTACTGGAAAAACTACTTATTTAGGTTATCACATAGCGCAATTATTAAAACAGATGCCACGTGCCTCATTTGCCTTGGTTGGTTCTACTTACAGTCAAATATTAAGTAGATTTTTACCTGCAATAAAAGAAGGACTTGAATTGTTTGGCATTTATGAAGGTATAGACTATGTTGTAGGCACTTCGCTTGGTAAAAAGATGGGTTTTAGATTACCATATCAGGCGCCAGAAACATATAAAAATATCATCCATTTTAGCAATGGTTGTATTTTTCAATTGGTTAGTTTAGATCATAAGGATAGTGGACGTGGTTTAAATTCTTACGCTATTATTGGCGATGAAGCAGCTCTTTTAGATGATGAAAAGTTGGCTATAAATGTTAAAAATACCAATAGAGCAAAAAAATCGATTTTTAAAAATGCACAACTACTACATAGTGAAGTATTCACTTCCTCTACACCATTAACAAAGAAAGGTAAATGGTTTACCGATATGGAAGAAGAAGCAATGAAATTTCCTGACAAAGTGCTATTTGTTAAAGCTACAGCTAAAGAGAACTTACATAACCTTAGATCTGATTATTTTGAGTATATGCGCCAAGCATATACAAATGATGTTATATATAATGCTGAGATGCTTAATATAAGACCTAAAGAAATTGCAGATGGTTTCTATGCGCAATTTAATGAAACTATACATTGCTATACTGATTTTGATAATGATTTCTTAATAGAGCAAACGCCAATGCTAAAGGACTTAAAAGGTAACTCCTTTGATTGTAGGCAAGACCTCGATTTAAACAGAAACCTACCACTAATTATGTCAGTAGATTGGGGCGCAAGTATCAACACAATGACCATATCACAGCTACAAGGCAATACTTATAAGGTGTTAAAGTCTTTTTATGTTAAGACACCTAAGATATTAGACCACTTATTTTTAGAGGAGTTTATACCATACTATAAACACTTCCCTAATAAGGTAGTTAAGTTTTATTACGACAGACAAGGTAATAGTAAGACAGCTAATAGTAAGCATACATTTGCACAGCAAGCAGCACAACTAATGCGTGCTGCTGGTTGGACTGTACATCAAATGACTGTAGGAACTAATCCTGATTATATGGATAAGTTTAGATTAATCAACGTGATGTTTCGTGATGATGGTCGTAAAAGACTACCTAAGATTAGAATTAATAGCGTTAATTGTGCTGATTTAATTGTATCCTTAGAACGTGCTGAGATACGTGATACATCAAAAGGTTTACAAAAAGATAAACGAAGTGAGCAACGTAAGACTGTAGAACAACAACACGCCACGCATTTCTCTGATACATTTGATTATCCATTGTACGCATTGTTTGGAGAACGATTTAAACGAGGCGCACAATCTGCCTATGATATGCCTAACCAAACCATAGTAGTACAATAAGTTCCAACACATAACCATAGGTTAATTTGTTCAGAATGTTTTAGTTATAAAAAATTGGAACATTCTGAACTTTTTCTGTTGGAATAGACCTTGCTTTCATATTACCTTACTTTTTTTAAATGTCAATAGTCATAACTCGATAGGCTACGGCGTTGGGTGGAGCGACAACGTGCAAAAGTGAATGTTTGTGTTTAAACCTTACTATTTGATTATCATATATATAACTGCTTAAAAATGAGAACGCTTTTTTTATAATTGGTAATTATATAAAACCACTATTTTACAATGATACTTTTTACAAGGTATTATTAAATAATATTAAATATATTAGCAACGCTTTAACAACAATATTAAATTTTAAAAAAAAGATTATACTTATACTGCCAGCGTTAAAAAAATATTTAAGAAAAAAGATAGAGACCTTGTTCCTATAATTGTGATAGAATTTAAAGAAAAAAAGTAATAGATAAACACCATTGCCAAACAAAAAACAATACACTATTTTTGTGTATTGGTTTTTTTTTGTATGTTTGCAAAGTAAACAACCAATGAGTAATGAAAAATATAAAGCTTTTAAATCCTACAGCAGTATCAGGTGTAAATCCTGTAATTAACTTCTTTTTCGTTGTTTGTTTGCATCAGCTGTAGGTATTAAAAACCAATATTATGCAAACAAACAACGAAAAAAAACAAGAACTACTTAAGACTTTGTTAAGTGCAGATGATGCCCAGCATTTAAAAGACAACCTTCAAGAAATATTTTTAGGTTATTTGTCATCATCAAATGCCGACTGTAAAGATGAGCGAACTTCTAAATCATATACTTATGTGCATTTAAAAAGTTTTCTTAATGGTTTAATTAAAATTACTAAAACTTAAATTTATGGATTTTAAAACAGATTACACCGAAGATTTAAAACAGTTGATACAAACAATGTACACACCTACTGAAATTTATTCTATCTTGTATATATGAATTAGGACAAAATTTGTCCAAAAACAAAAAAGCCACTTGACCAATTATAGTCAAGTGGTTTTTTTTATGCCTTATAATTAAATGCGCTTAGCGTGTGTCCTTTTATAAATTAGCTATTCTTCGCAAATTGCTATTCTAATTTATATTAATGGAATTTTCAAAACCAGATATAGACTTAACCGAACTTGAAAAAAAAGCAGGTCAAAAAGCTGTAAGAACATTAAGGCGTAATTTTAAAAACCTTTTAGTTTCTGAAGGGATTAATAAAAATGGAGTAATGCATAAAACTGCAACTGCTTTAATTAAAATGAAGTACGATAGTTTAGATAGAATTGTTGTAAAAGCTTCAAAAGTTACATTTATACATCATTATGGTTTTGAAGGTGTCAAAAAAAATAAGGTAGCAATGACTTTAAAACCACGCAATTATTTTGGTAATCTATTCGATAAAACGAAAGCTTTAGATAAGTTATTAGATGAAATTGGCGAAATACGTTCCGAAAAAATAACTCGTAAAATTCAGTTCTAATGGCAGAAAAAGTAATAGGTAGGCGATTACATATTTATATAAATGGTAAAGAAGTTGAGCGCACATTGACTAATTTACGAAAAGCTCATGTAAAAGCTAAGGCACAAATGAATAGAGCCACTATCGGTACGGATGAGTGGAAAAAAGCGGCTAAACAGGTAAAACGTTTAGGTAAAGAAGTTGATTTAGCTAATAAAGAACAAAAGGAATTTACAGAAAGTTTAGCTTTAACTAATAAACAGTTAAAAGACCAAAAAACAGAAGTTGGCAATACTTCTGAGGCTTTTAAAAAATTTACTTCCTCTTTTTCTGATTTGTTTCAAGGCATAAAATCAGGCGATTTTTTACAAGTTCAGTCTGGTTTAAAAGGTATTAAAGCAGGTTTGTTTGGTGCAACTAAAGCTGCACTTGCTTTTATTGCTACACCATTAGGCGCATTTATAGCTGTTGCAGTTGGTATTGCTGCGGCAACAAAAGCCTTTTTTGATTACAATACCGCTATCTCAAAATCTGTAAAATTAACACAACAATTAACAGGTTTTGAGGGCGACAAATTAAAAGAATTTAGAGCTTCTGTTCAAGCTACGGCTTCTGTTTTTGATAAAGATTTTAATGTTGTAATAAAATCTGCTAACGCATACGCAAAACAAATGAA